AGGCTACTTACGGCCACTGTACCTGATACAGCAGGCATTGAAGCAATATTTACTGTGCTGGTAAAGTTAGTTACAGTGACGCTGGTCGGAAAGTTACTAACCGCTACAGTACCAGTAATAGCAGGTAGACTTGCTATCTTTACAGTTGATGTAAAGTTGCTGACTACAACTTGACCGTTAGTTCCTATACTAACAGTCCAAGTGCCTTCTTGTCGAACGCTAACACTTTCTAATGCAGCTAATGTTGAACTGCTTAAACTTACAGTGTCAACAATGACATCGCCCTCAAGACTAATGCCATCAACGTGAACACGCACCTGCGGCTCACCTGTGGCATTGTACTTCATAGCCTTATGAATATTTAGAAGATTGCTCTCCTGAGGATGTTCATAATTGGTGCTATTTTGATAACGATCAACGGCCATTACGATTTAATACCAATAAAGATATGACTGCGTCTTTGTGCTGTCCAAGTATCGGTGTTAGTTGAACCGTAACCTGTGTTGATTGCTGAACGAACGGCAGCATTTAATGCTGATGCATCATAAACTACCAATACCGCAATATTACCGCTAGACACTGTATTCAATGCTGAAGCCAACGTTGTTAGATTGGCAGGATTGATGTATGTATCATACTGAGTGGATGTGGTAACGACATCGCCATATGAATTTAACACTACCAAGGTGTGGCCGCGCAGTTCAGTATCGACAACTTCGATGTCGTTAACTACAACACGAGCAGGTTGATAACTAGGAACATCGTAAGTTGATGATTCTGCGTAGATCTTGTTACCACTTACATATTGTGTTGTTGATATTGCTGTAGTTGTTCCAGTTGCTTCATAGAATGTAAATGTAGATACTGTTTCAATCCAAGGTCGACCTGGAACCAATCCGCCCACATTTGGATTGTTAATAACAGCGCCGCCATTATATTGTGTGGGCAACTGTGTAATGTCGTATGTTGCTCTAAGGTTTCCATCTACGGCACGTTTTTTTGCTGCAAGATCTAATTTGGATTTTTGTCTAGCCTCTTTGTTGGCGCCACCGCCAACTAACTCGAGTGTTGAAATAATGTTACTACTATAAATTGTAGTTGCAGTGGTAATACCGTAAGATCCCAATGTACCACTAACCAGTACGGTTGATGTGGTAGAAGGATGCACAATATAAAATTCCATTATGCCGGTATCAACTCCTTCGATTGCATTTACTATTGTTTTGAGTTGAGAAACTGTTGTTGCAGTAGTTGCGTTGGTTGATAATCGAGTTGCACTGTTAAGGAAACTTTGAACCAGGATAGCCATTATTAAGCTCCTGTGCGTCGTTGATAATTTGGATACATAGAAACACTGTCTGATCGCAAATCGCTAGGATTTTTTGGACCCATCCAGCCATCGCCGGCTCCAGTTGTAACTGCACTAATATCAGCGACTCTTTCTCTGGGAGAATTTGAATACTGTTTTACATCATCGCAAGATCTTAAATCTGCAACTTGATCCATTCTACGCTCTTCCTCAGTATCATTTGCGACCCCAAGATTGATTTCCATTTCGGACTCATCTTCTTGATTCTCAATTTCGTCAATCAAGTCCAATACGGTTCTTATTATTTCTGATGCTCTCATATCAGTATTTAACCTATTTAAAATGTTGTTCCACTAAATCTAACCCAGGTGTTAGTACTGATGCATACAAACATATCAGTACCAGTAAATGCCACTTGATTAATTGCGCCGGTACTAGTTGATGATCCAGGAATAGTATTGACTCGTCTAAGTGGTTCAGACCCATCGCCAAACGTAATAGATGTTCCTGGTGATAAACTAATACCATCTTCAGATATTGATAATATTTCAGTGTTAGTGCCAACTAAAAATTTAGTAGATGTAGTAGCTGAAATATGATCATCGTGAATAATTAAGTCACCAATTTCTATACCAGCGTTGCCTATAGTAAAGTTACCGTTTTTTGCACCAATTTTAAGATCTCGATTATATGTTTCGTCGAGAAGATGAACAGAGCCTAGTCCTACCCATAAATCAGACCATCTACGATCAGGAAGTCCTAAGTGTGTTTCTGTAGCAGTTTCTAAAGGAATTACAGATCCGCGTATTTGCAATTCTGTGCTATTTGTATCTAAAATAATACCAGAGCCTGTATTAGAGATAAATTTTGTAAAAGTTCTATTTAATGGTCTAGTAATATGTACTTCGGAAAATTTTTCAGGAGTAGGAGCTAGCTGATAATTGGTTAGATCTACTACAACATAATTGTAATATGTCGAAGTTCCACGACCTACTACAGGATATGATCTAGTATCAGCCGATGATAAAACATCGCCTACTCGTATTTTGTTAATAACTTCAGAGTCGCCACCTAACGAACTAACTCCATAAGGAGCAGGTATGGCGTAGTTTATACCATATGTGCCAGTTGAAAGAACTGTTCCTGGAATAAAACTATATGTGATTAATTCGTCGTACTCAACTAGTCCTACAAACTCAACAGTAGACTCAGTGCCTGTATTAATTGTCAAGTAAGAAGTTTTAATCTTCGGAATCACTACGGTTCCGGTTCCACTTGGAAGAATCTCAATATTTCTGTTAGGAATTGTTCCGTAAATACTTTGATCTAATATAGTTAAATCATTAGTAATAGTGCTGACCGATGTACTAATATAAGAAAAATTTTGATTAATTGTATTAAAGGCAGTTCGCAGAGAATCACCATCCCCTTTATTAGCACTTGTACCGGTATTAATATATCGAATGGTCATTCTCTGCTCCTAATAAATTATGCAAGATCGTCTTGTGACGGGGTCTTTGGTGCAAATTTTTCTGCGCCAGTAATACCAAGTCCAGCAATTACAACATACATAACTGATTCAAAAATAAATTGGTCAACTGTGTGATCCCAAAATAGATTTGCAATAAATCCAATGGTCATTAGCAATGACGCTAACAATGTAACTGCTCTTTTAGACGAGGGGTTACCTTGATTATCTGACATTATACCTTTGGCATAATTAATGAGTTTCTTTAACATAACGAATCCTCCTTAGATCCAAGCTGAAAACTTATTTGTTTTTGCAATTCTATCATCAAGTCCGTGAGTTCCGCCATTGATGCGCTTTGTTAATGCTGTGATAGTTGGAACTCCGAGTCCCTTGTCACAGATTGTCCATAGTTTGTTGCGCTCGAAGAAGAACATTGCTGATTCAAAAGCAAGTTCGCCTGCAACAAGATCTGGATTAGTCATTACATCTGGTCTTTTGCAATAAGTTGCAAATGCTTGATAATTGTCTTTGCCGGTTAACTGTAGTGCGCCGCGACCTCTGTACTTCCAACCGTCGCCACTTGCTTCGTCTCCGTTGCCCATTCTGCTTGCATATACTTTGTTAGCAATCTTCTCTGGCTTGCGAGCATATTGATTTGCAATAGCGTCTGTTGGAAAGTATTTGCCAAACACTCCTCTTAGTCCAGCAGCACTGTAATTTAGATTCTCACTGAACGCTTTGAATCCACCTGTTTCGTGTGCAGTCTGAGCAAAGAAATGTACTGCTCTAGGACCAGTAAGTCCTAAATACTTTGCAGCAGCTTTAAATGTGCCTGGGCCAAATGTGCCATCAGCAGCAATGCCTGCTTTAGTTTGCAATGCCATCATAGGATTAGAAGGCAGTGCAGTTGTTGCCTTAGGTGCAGTAACAGCTTTAGCAGCAGGTGCAGCTTTAGCAGCTGGTTCAGGAGCGCCTGTCATCAAACGTTTAACTTTGGCAGGAGCAGTGCTAGGATCAAAGTCAGTGACCGCAGTGTAAGATGTGCCGCCGGATTTAGATTTGGATGCAACTAGTCGCTGACCTCGATTATTTCCATTACGTTTAATTGAAGCATGTACCCAACCTGAGTTAGCACCATCTTTGGCGTTGTAAAATTCAAGAATGACTTGATCAAATACTAGATTATCAGCAACCCAATCTGCTACAACTTTATTCGAAATGCCTGGAATTTCAAAGTCTACAGCTTCACCGTTAGAGTGCTGTGAGGTAGGAGAACCGCCTACTGCTTTGTTAACTGCAGGTGAACGATAAGAGGAATTGATCTGTATCGGCTTACCGAAGTGTGCGCGGACCGGCTCAAGTATCTGCTGACAAACATATTTCATATTAGCAATATGTTCATTAGTTGGTGTATTTGGTAGTCCTAATCTTTTAGCAGTAGGAGATACTGTTAGTTCTGCAAGTGTAAAATGTTCTGTTAAATTCATCATTATCTCCTATTAAAATGGTCCGTAATCTTCGTCGCTGTTCTTATACTTTTCGATTGCTGCCATCATCTTAATATCAGTGTCAACTTCAATTGATTCTGCCTTGGCATGTTCAGTGTGAGCTTCAGCTAATTCCTTGTGGCTTGTCTTGCCCATTTCCTGAACCTTTACATTTGGATCAAACTCAGAAACTTTCATATTCATCATAGTAGCAAATGCACCAACAAACGCACCAACAATCATCGAAAATGCTGGACCAATGATTTTAAAAATTTCGTTGTTATCAATAACACTATTTGGCAGG